CAGGCCCGAGTATCCGGTGACATCAGGAGTCTGTGGATGCTGGGTATACAGATCAAGTTGCGGCTTGAAATATTTAGAAGTAGTCTCCCAATGAGATTTAAAAAGACTCAACTCGCTTTCCAACGAGTCGGCCTTACGCAGGATGGTGTCTACATCTTCCTGGATCATTGACCCTGAGCCGTCTTGGAGCCGGTTGAATAGTTAGGATTGACCGCGCCTGCTCTCATTGAACTGGCATAACTAGATGTTTGCATTCCCCTTGCACGTTTCCGCTTCGCAATCTTCTTGGACTCTACGCGACTAACATCAGCAGACGCAGGCGGTGGGGGCGGAGGGGGTGGTTTTGGAGGTGTTAAGAAACCCATGTGCGCTTATTACGCTTTTTGCGTAACTATGTCAACTATCTTTAAATATCAACATCACTAAGTTTAGGCTTGGTTTTAGAGTTTTTAGCGTGGTTAGCCGCCATATCCAGCGCCAGCATTGATTCTTGGCTTTCTGCGGCGTCTAGAGTGCGATTGCTGATCGCTCAGCATGCCGTGCAGCTCTGCCTCGGCCAGCATTGAGAATGCGTCAGATGGATGAGACTCCCAGCCGTGAGAGATCTTATTTGTGATCCATCCCGTTCCATCGGTAGCTTCTTTGTAGTGAAACTGGCTTAGAGCGTCCCTAAGATGCGTAGTTGTCTTGTCTCTGAACCAAATGTTCGGGAATGCCTTCTTTGTCGCGTTAATCCGCAGCTCCTTGTCATGTGTCCTTGGGATTGTCTGCACGTTTGACAGTCCAGCCTTCCGTAGCTCCTCTGTGAATGTGAGTCCATTGGGCTGCCTAGCTGCCGAGTCATGTGGTAGTAAATGGCCACCATAGTTGAATCCTTTAGCCTGCATATGCCCCACACGATCCTCTAACGTCATGCCGGCTGATATGTCGCAGTCAATGACCGTTCTCCTCATGCCGTCGATCTGCCAATAAATGACGGCAGTGTTTTGTGGCGATCCGATGTCCCAAGTCGTCCATACCGGCCCACGATTCGGCTCAAAGTCACACACATGACCTAGCCTCAGTGCGTCTTCTACCTCCTTGGCGTAGATTGTGCCAGGTATATCAGATGAAAACGAGCATTCAAACTCCCGCTCAAACACGTTGCTCTCTCTTGTAGCCTTCATCCTAGCTAGCTGGTCAGGCGGGATCAGACCGCTTTCAGATGCTTTAAGGCATAAAGAAAACCACTCAGGATCTTTTAAAGAATGCTGGTAGACTCTCCAAAAGGCATTCTTCCCCTTCGGCGTCCCAACAAACGTGGCCCAACCCTTGTAGTCTAGAAGACACGGCTCGATGACTGACTCCCAAGCGTCTGGTGGAATATCGGCGTATTCGTCTAAAACAACGCCATCAAAGTAAAGTCCCCTTGCTCGCTCGTAGTTCTCGCCGGAATACAGCCCGATCTCTGCCCCGTTCTGGAAGCGAATCCATAGCTCTGACTCATTCTTGATCACACCAGGTATCTGATGAGTGAAGGTCTTGAGGTAGCTCCAAGCGATCTTTTTAGCTTGGGCTTGTGTAGGAGCAAAGTATCCGTAGCGCAAAGGCGATGACTTTAAGCCCTTTCTCGTGTGAGTGTGGCATTTAAGGATGAGATCCTGCAAACACCCAAAACTCTTCCCGCCCCTTCGATGCACCACCAAGCAGGCTCTGTCTTCTGTCCGTTGCAAGTATGGCCTAACCCAGCTCCGAGGCTTAATTGTCAGTTTCGTTCTTTTCGTCGCCATAAGCCGTCATGAAATCGTTGCGAACATCGCTAACACAAAGTTTCTGAAAATGATCTGCGCTCCAGCAAATGCCGAAAACATTCAAATCTTGGGGTGAATCTGACGCAAGCATGACAATCACCCTGTCTCCTTCGGTCATTTCGGCAAACGAAGTGATGTTGTGGAAGCCTTCCGCCTCTAGGTAGCTCTGAACCTGCCCAAGCTTTTCAACCTCTTCAAATGTCACCTCACTCATCCTCTCCTCCGATTACGATCTCAATCTCGCCGGAAACCTCAACGGAGTGATCGTGTTTGTCTCTCCAGTCCTCTTTAAAGCGGTTCTTCATTTGGAAAATGTAACTCGTAGAGTTAAATCCTTCAACCCCTCCAAACGTGGCCTCACGACCCTTACGCTCCCACCAAGACAACCCCTCCTCGTAGGCTCTTTTTAGGGCGTTAGAAAACTCAGGCTTCTTGTTACCCCAATCCCATAGCGTCTCCCTTACTACGCCAAGCTTAGACGCGATCTCAGCCTTGCCCATGCCTTGCTTGCCGCATTCTATCGCAATCTCGCAGAACTCTGGTTTGTATTTTGTCGGCCTACCTCCTGCCATGCTCTTAGAATAAGCACAAAAAACCGGCCTGAGCAACTAAATACTCAGACCGGCTGATACACACTAATATGAAACACAAAGCAGCAAGCTGCTGCAAAGGTTGTATCTAATTCTCACACATCGTCAAGGTGTTTTATGGCTGTCCTCCAGCCCAAGCCATGAGGATTAGAATGGCTACGAAAATAGCTGACTGGATGATCTCTTGGATGTTCATATTTCTTATTTAAACATTGATGAAAACTTAGTCTCGACCTTTTTGGTGAGCTTAGTCTTAAAAACAGCTTTAGGATACTGCCTTGATAGCAAAACGGTAACATCTTTAGCCGCTTCTTTAGCGCACCACTCTTGGCAAAAACTTTCACGTTGTGCGTAAATCGTAGTTAGATATTGATCACCGACCCACGCAATCGCTCTATAGGTAATAATGCCTTTAAATGGTGGGGATGGAGTAACTTTAACGGTTATCTCCATCTTTTTATTGCTTAAAACTTTCATTGCAAATGATTTCTACGGCTTGGTGTTTTAGCAAACTTTAATCCATTGATTGTTATCTAGCGCATGAGTATAATCGCCGCCAACTTTTGCGCGAAGTATAGTAAGACCCTCTTCCCTCATTTCAGGCAATGCGTCCAACTCTCGCTTAGCGTCCTCAAAACATTTGTGGCTTTCTTCAACACACCCGATGTATTCGTCAGAATAAGAAACGATGTATTCGTAATCCTCTTCAGATCCGTAAAGAACTGACTCTATCACTACGCGAATTTCGTCATAATCCAAAGCCTTTTTAATTGCTTTAAAGCTATAATAGCTGGGCAAGTGAGGCTTAACCATTGCAAGGTTAATTGCCCCTTTGCGGTCAATGATGTCTTGAGTTATCTCTTTAAGGTCTTGGGCCTCTTGGCTTTCTTCAATAATTAATGTCATGTCAGGGGGATACTGACACCTTCCGAGACCCAAGTCAACACCTAGTTTAAACTTTTTTAGTTTTTTATTCTGAGGCGTGATTGTCTTTGCTTAAAATATCCCATGCAAGCGCTGCCACTGCTGGAACTTGTCCGTTTCCAATGGCTTTAAGCCTGTCCACCCTACAGGCCACCCCATTAGCCACTCTACCCAATTCGGGTTCAGAAGACCACCAGTTTGGTCTTGATGATAAATCTGTCGAGGCAGTTGATCTAACCGGTTTCGTTTTGTCCCGTCCTGATTTATTGAACTTTTTGCCATCCCTGGAGAATCTTTCCAATCTCTTGCTGAAGGTGTTGGCCATGATCCAGATTCTGTCCCGCTTGTGAGGGGCGGCAACGTGGTGCGCTCCCACAATACCCCATTTTGAATCATACCCCATTTTGGCAAGGTCACCGATAACTCTGGCAAGACCTCTTCCCACAAGCATTGGTGAGTTTTCCACGAAAACGTGTCTAGGTCGAACTTCACGAATGATTCGCGCCATGTGTCCCCACATACCTGATCGCTCTCCGTCAATTCCCGCTCCTTTTCCGGCGCATGAAATATCTTGACAGGGGAATCCTCCGGTAATGATGTCCACTTTTCCTTTCCATTCTGTCCCGTCAAAGGTTCGCACATCGTCCCAGATAGGGAATCTAGGTAAGAGGCCGTCAGCCTGCCGTTGCAAAAGAACCCTTCTTGGGTAGTCTTCGATTTCAACGGCGGCAACGGTTCTCCACCCTCGCAACATACCTCCAAGGATTCCCCCTCCGGCCCCTGCAAATAATGCCAGCTCATTCATTAAAACCAAGTTAACTTGTCTTGAGTGAGCGCGTATCCTTGGCCATGGCCTAGATCAATGATGTTTTCTTCACGGACTAGCTGCTCCTTTGTTGCCCATCCGATGAAGTCAACATCTAGGTCTCCAACTATTCCTAAAATATAAATATCAACGTCAGGGTTAACTTTCAGCGTAGATAGCAGCCTGCCAGTTCTGTAAGTAGTTGATTTAATATCATACCGTTTACCATTAAGGATGCCGTCAGCGCTGCCACTTCTAGGTGTTAAACCAAAGTCTGGGAAGGTGTTGTAGCGTTTCGCGAATGCGTATTCTGCCATCACACCCAAAACGTCTGCGCTAGCGCCGTCCTGTGTCCCAACCTTGGCATCTTTAACGCCTGAGTTCCTAGCAATCAGAGACCGCATTCTGCCTAAAATTTGACAGATTGCGATCTCGTCAGGGTTCAGTTCAACTTTTATAACGCTTAAAAGTTAAGTTCTTTTATAAGACCTCCCTCAATAGGTTCTTCGGGACTTTCGATTTCTAAATATCGAATATCCATCAAAGACTTCGGGATACGAAGAGGTTTAATATTTTCAGGCTCTCCAATCGCGCAATCAATATCTAACCATGCTTTCCTTAGTGATGTAGCTTGAACTAAAGCATACCTAGCTCCAATTGCATCTTTTCCCCAATCAATAATATAAGTTCTCATGTCTCTCTTCTGATTAGGATTTAAAACGGAATCTCGTCAACATTAACAGTGCTGGCGTCTAGCGCGGCTGCCTTAGCCCTGTAAGCCTCTCCAGGATCGTTTGTAGCTGGCAAAGCGCTTTCGATTCGCCACGCAACAAGATTGTTGAAGAACCTCCCATCATGCTCTCGCCCTCTAATGTTGAAATGCACCGTGATCTCGTCTCCGACCTTAGCCTGATCAAGCTCCTTGATCCGGTCCTTGACTAGCTCAAGTTTGATGAATTGGTCAAATTTACCGTCGTCCACTTTTACCACAAACTCACGCTTGGTGAATCCAGAGTTAAATGTCTGCGTATCCCCCAGAACGTGGAGGCTCCCTGTTAATTTCATGCTTTCGCTCATTTTTTATTGTTTTTGTTAATTCGCCTAGCTAGTTCTGCTGGATCATAATCCGGCGCTGCCGCCAAGCATGGGCAGTCTAAAGTATTCGTAACGCAATAAGAATAAGTCACGCCTGGGTCATATCTGAAGCTTGGAAATCCTTCGCATTTAACGCAGGGTTTTAGCAAGGCATAAGCCTCCCTAGTCTCTCTATCCATGTTTTATATGATGAGTCAACCTAGCGACTTGTCCATCATTATTATGATGAATGAAGGCTTCCACGCACCTTGGGACTCCGACATATCCTTTCTTATGATGCCAGCTATCAGTGCCGGATGGCGACCTGATATGCTCAGCCGAGCATCCGATGTAGTCTTTCGCGCTCTGCCATTTCGTGACATTTCGATGGTGAAGGTGATGTAAATAAATAGTGCGGTGCTTGCTTGCGGCCCACATCTCAGGCTCTTCCTGAGCCATAAGTAATGGCGTATCTGCTAGTTTGGCTCCGTCCCCGTGGCTAAATGCAAGCATATTTAATCCATAGCGTACGTATTTACGATGATTCACCGAAATATCAAAAGTGACGTTTTTGCTTTTTCTAAAATAAGCTTTGAGTGTTTGGGCTAACATCCATCCGGCAACGTAATCGTGGTTACTGGGACAATGGATAACCGTGACGTTCGCGTAAGGCAGCAGCCTCTCAATCGCCCTGACCATGAGATCTTTGCATTGGATAAAAGATTGCCACCATAAACCATCCATGTCTTGAGGCGTTCCGGCTGTAGTGACTGGACGCTGGCTGTCGATATGCAGGCAATCGTTACCGATAACCATGTAAACCTGGTCGATCTCCCATCCTTGCGACATCCGTAGCAGGTCATCGATCCCGCGATCAACGCAGGCTACGGCCTCCTTTACGTTATAGTTGCTACCAGTCTCCTCCTCAACAGCTAACTTCCCTACATGAATATCGGAAGGATCAAGTATGAGGCAGTGGGGATCTTTGATTCTCTTGCGTTTGTACGCCGTAAACTTTGGCGAG